CGGTATCCGTGGCCACCTGATAGTAGCGAAGGCCGTTCAAGCCAGTGTTGGCCTGCCCAGAAGCTCCATTGACCATGAGCTTCATGCCGACAGTGATTGTTCCGGCGGGAACTGGATTCAGCAACAGGATTTGGTTCAGGGAAATATCGGAATCCTGTACTGTGATGGTTGTCACAAACGTACCGCCGACCGCTGTCCAAACGTCAATATCCTCATCGTCGAGGAAGAGGTTTGCGGAGTTGACTCCAAGGGCTGTGATGTTGCCGCCAGAGGTCACGACGCTGGTAACGGTGTCGATGGTGTTGGAAGCATCGCCCTGGAGAACGGTTTCGAGGAAGTCGGCAAACCGCTCCGGCGCAAGAGTGCGCGTGAGGGTAGCGAAGTTCTCGATTGCCTTTTCGTCGGTGTCGGTCGCGTATTCCGCCTGTTTGGTATAGCTGAAGGCGTGAATGTAGCAAACCGGGGTGATCTGGCCGGGAACCTGAGTAGGCCCGGAGCCAATGCCCATGTCAACGCCGTTCATGTTGCCGACACGGGGCTTGCCGCCAAGAGACGGCATGGTGGGAATACGCGACGGGCGGTCGGAAACCGCCTTGATCTTGGATTTCTGGATTTCTTTGAGCAAAATGCTCTGGCTCAGGACGTAGTTTTCCAGTTCTGGCCTAACGTACTCCTGCTCGGATGCAAGAGCCTGTGCCGCATCTGCGATAGCCATGAAAATAACCTCTTTTTGAGATCATCTCCACGCCCTCTTCGCTTCCCGTATGGGAGAGCCAGCACGAGTGCCGCTGTAGCTTTCGCGTGTTCCGATGTACTACGCCGTCGTCTCGATTATTTCCTCCCCAATCGGGTAAGGCCGGTATGCGTAGCCCGGATACGGGTGAAACTTCGGCTGAAAACAATATATCATAGTCTGTCAAGCCAGCGACATTTGAGCTAAAACAACGATTGACGGCCCTCCATGGCCTGAGATGTGTGGGCGCGCAAACGCCCACAACCCCATTATAACCTACTTCCTCTTCCACTTCACCGGCTTTGCACGTCCTACGATGTAGGCGGTGTTGTCAGCCTGGATGCCCCCGCGCCGGAAGTCTACTTTGAGTCCGAGGCGGGTAGGAGAATCGGAAATCCACTCAAACTTGTTGTTGTCCGTCTGCTGCTGGGCCTGTGCGCCGGTTTTCTGCGCTTGCTGGCCTGTTGCCGCAGCCTTCTTGCCCTGCCCGGCCTTGCGCTTCGCCAGAACGTCGTCCACGGCCCGCTTGACGGCACCGGGGATGATTTTCTTATGCTCGGATTCCACCGTCATGCTGTACGAAGTCTTGTTTTTGGCCTTGAGTAAGCTCTTAATCTTTCCCTGATAGGCTGTGTTCGCGGTCACACGCGCATTTATCTCGGTTCGCACAGCGTTGCGGATAGAGTTCGCCTCTGCCGGGGTAAATTTCACGCTTGGGGCAATCTTTTTGATCTCGTTCACAGTAAAAGACTCCGAACGGGGACGAATCTCGCGCAACCACTCGTCATGCAGGACGTTCATCTCCCGCTGCTCAAGATTATTGCCCTCTGTTCCGGTTTTCGTGCCCGGTTGCTGGCCTTGAATGGCTTTTGGCGCTATCGGGTTCTTGGCGGTCGTATTGATCTGCTCCACAACGCCCTTGATTGCCTTAAATGCCTCAATTACCGTCTGCAGGTTGGGGTCATCGGAAGTTTGCGGCAAAACGCGTTCCAAAAGAGCAAGTTGTAGTGGAATCCCCGCATTACCCAGATACCCGGATACAGATTTGCAGATGTAGGCCGAAAATCCCTCTGGGTTAACCTCTGCAAAGCGGTCCATCGCCGCAGGAATCAGCTTTTGGAAGCTCTCTGGATTGGCTTCGACCATTTGATTGATGAGTTTGGGATCACCAGTCTGGAACGCGTTGTCATAATCGCGCCAGAATGACCGCTCGGCAAGAGTATTCGAGATTACCTGCTCAATCGGCGTTGATCCGGGCACATACTCGGCATCATCGGTATTGTCGTCAAGCTGCTCCATCAGCTTTAGCCGCTCAACGGTTTTTGCAACGCCATCAGGGAGCAGTTTTCTGGATTCCTCCCAATGATGCAGCGCCTTTTTGACCTCGCGGTGCAAATCTGGAGAATCTTTCAGCTTGTCCTTGAGTTGCTTCCAAGTACTCGCGGCCGACGCTGGTTCACCGTCAACCGACTGCGCCTGTTCCGCACCTTCAACTTCCGCTTCGGCTCCCTGTTCAACTTCTTCTGCGCCCTCGGATTCGAGTTCCGCGCCTACGTCAAGTACCGCTTCATCTGGCATTTTCTCTCTCCTTTTAGACTGTTGCCGTTCCCCGTGTTCCTGGTGCTGCTGCGTTCTTTTGGACTGAACTCTGCGCCTCTGGAGCCGCTTCCTTGATTCCCGCCTGTGCGTTCATTTGAATCTTATCTTGCGGTGGCTCGTCCTTGAAGTTTATCGACTCGCTCGGAGGCTTCATCTGCTGTTGAGCCTGGGCCGCTGCCTGGGCCTGAGCCGCCATCATCTGATCGTGGACCGCTTTGTGCATCCTCACGTTTTGGATACCGAGTGCGGCCCGTTTCAAGGCTTCTTCGGGTGCTTCCCCATCTTCCGGCTGAGCTACATTCATCCTCAACCAGCAATCCTCGCTCGATAGGTATTCTTGGCACTTTGCTGACTCCCACTTGTGATAATCGTCTTGCTCTGGCATTATTGACGGCTGCGGCTGTGGAGGAGCATACGGCGGGGCTGGTAAACCTTGCTGCTCAGCCTGTAATGCCTGCTCCGCGTGTTGAACCGCATATTGAGCAATTTCCTCTGGCGCTGGAATGTTTGGCGGTTCCTGCAAAAGTAGTTCAAGCTCTCTCGCCTGCTTCTTGTATGCGATTGCCGGGATGAACACCAAATCCTGATTGCCATTGAGTTCGATGAACTCCTCCCAGTTGTCGGGTGACTCGAAAAGAGCTTGCCCAACCGGAGAAGCAGCGGCCATTTTAACGAGATCGGTGAGGTTGGCGCGTTTCGCCGCCGTGGTTTCTGGGAAAGATGAATCGGAAACATGGGAATGGAACTTGCCCTTTTTCAACCGTTCCATCTTTACGGTGATCTTCGCCCCATCCTTACCAACGACGGCTATCTCCGTTCCATGGTCGGGATTCTTAGATGCCAGCCGCGCCGCCTTCTCTGCAATCCCGGCGAATAGAATCTGCAAATATCCCCACGATGGGCCGAGCATCCCCATTGCCTGAGAACGCTCCATTGCTGTCTTTGCTGCTGGATCTCCAGACTTAGATTCCCCCTGGAGGACAGGCATCGACCCTGAAATGTCCTGCGATACCGGCCCGCGAAGCTCTTCAATCGCCTCATCGAATCCCTCTGGAGGAGCCGCGGGAGGTTCGCGGTAAACTATCTGCTTCCCAATCTCCTGGTCTGGTGGTCCCTCTTTCAAAAGAATGTAATCATTTGGCCGTGATCGCTGATTTGAGATTGCCTGATAATCTTCGTCGCTGCCCCGGAAATACGTTACACTCCAGCCAGTTTCGTAATTCTCCCTCTTGGCGTTCATGTAGTCGTTGTAGGCATCTTGGACAACCTTCATCGGCTCCATCAGCGCCCCGCCGGTCATGCCATCGCGCTCCATCGGGAACACAATATCAATCGCATCGTCAGGACACTCATTCCAGCTCTCTGAGTATGACTTGCCTACATACTTGACGTGGCAACCATCGGGGAACAGTTGCAGGAACTTGTCGCGGTAAGTAAACTCCTTGCCATCATCGCGCACGTCTTTTTCATCAGCGCCCGGATAAGCAGAGTCGAACATCTTGTCTTGGAACACTTCGGGGCGAAGGAAACCATTCAACTCAGTGGTAAGGTAATTCAGCGCCAGACCTGTAAGGAAGAATCCCTTTTTCGCTTGCTTGACTCCGATTCGCGCAAAGCGATTCCAGTCCGATTCGCCAATGGACGGCTCCCCGGCGGTGATTTTCGAGCGAATCCACTCATTCTGTGCTTTGAGGGTAAGAACATTCTTATCGTCAAACAGGAAGCAGTACGGCGCGTCGGCCCAGCACTTGCAGACGATGGGAACCTTGGACTCCATCGTTCCGTAAATGTCCGCCGTCTCCATTGAGCGCGGCTCATCCTCATCATTCAAGCCAAAACGCGCTTTGGATTTCAGCGTGTGAGTCCATGCGATTGTCCGGCCCGACATTCCCATCATGTAAGAGACGCGCTTTTGAATCCTCTTTACCGCGCCGCCTTTTTCCGACCGGTCGAATATCTCCCAGAACCCTTCAGCCGTCTCAGATGCCTCGATGGACTCAGAATCCTGCTTATCCGCCGAGAACCCAATGCCGGGAGGATTCTGTGTTAGCACCGCATCGAGCGAACGCCAACGCGCTCTGAAAATGTTGTAAGCGCCCATAAACATTGGGCATTGAACATTCTGGCCATTACCGATATCAACATATCCGCCAGCCGTACCAACCTGGTAAACACCTGTTGACCAGTTGGGGTAAACGTGCTGGATTCCATCGTAATAGAAGCGCATGATGCGGTCGAGCAGCACTTCGATGCGCCGGTCGTACATTTCCTGGTCTTGGAGTTTCTTTACGATGCCTTCTAGCTTGTCAGTCAAGTCTTGAGGCATATCCCGGTTATTCTCGCCGTAGGTTGGCGGATCATCGGGCTGTGGAACCGAGTCCAGGCCGGTTTCGTCCGCTTCAAGTCCATCCGGGAGTAGGGCGTTAGTTGCGATTTGCGGCCTCCATTGCCAAGTTCACCACATCCTCACGCGCTAGAATTGCCGCCATTGACCTTGCAATCACGTCACAGCACGGTTTCCCGTCGGTAATCATGCTTAGGCAGTATGGGCATTGAATCACGCAATCCTTTGGAGACAACCGCGCCTCGCGCATCTGCTTCCATACGTAATCGAGCTTTTGCTGTCCCGTCATGCACTGGCAGCACGGACCTTGCGTGAGCGGGTTCCACATATGGCGAACACAGTATGCGCCGTTGTGGTTCATTTCACCTTCT